AAACAGATGCACTGTAAAAGTAGTGATGATGTATTGATCGATGATCGTCCCAGCAACATCGAAGAATGGCATGCAGCGGGCGGTAAAGCGATCTTGCACGAAGGTGATGTGATAGCTACCTTATTTGAACTGCGTAGCCTAGTGAATAGTCGTGCTTGCTAAGTAGCTCTTAGCACCGGCCTGTTTAATGAAGAAATTAAATATCTCTTCTACCTGGGGACTTGCTTCGGTGTCTACCTCAGGTAAACTGATACCTTTAAGAACACCGTTAGGTTTGACAACAAACACATAATCCTCAGGGGCGATATCACCCAGGACATCATCATCTACGTTTAAATTGGGGTCGTTTAAATGCTCGTCTGTGATTTTTGCCATTGTCGTTTTCCTTAAAATATTTTACGTTTGCCTTGATCTTTTTCAGTAATAATTTAGTTACCTCATGATCCTTGCCAAATGCCTTGTAATACTGTTTTAGATCTGGACTGTTGATTTTATTCGCACTAGTAATATTTAACTTATATTTCATTAGATACTGTCTAGCCGCTATATTTTGAGCATAAGCGTCTATCTCATCAGGGTCACCCAGATACTCTTGATCAGCACGCTTCTGTAGATCTTTATGATCACTCTTGTAAGTATTCCTATGATAGCGATATCTGCGATGGCGGAACTGACGTTGGTGCTCGTATTCGTGTATGAGAGTTTCTACTAGATCAATAGCCAGCTTATCGGCCATTTCATCAGTGATGGTCATTGGAGTTGTTTTAGGATGGTTCAGTATAAAATCTATAATGAACTGTTTCTTTTTCTGTTCATCTAATCCCGGGTCATATTCTGCACCAATAGTAAACTCATCAGGATCAAGTGCACCACGAGCACCAGTATAGAGTTTGATACGAACAGGATGTTGGTGTTTGTTTAGATGTTTGCTGAGACGTTTAACTAGACTACGAGGAGTAATGCGCTCTCCAACTAAGGTAGATAACCATTCACTGATGTGTTGATATTCTACTGTTGGATTGAGATACACGTTAGCCTCCTAGTAGTTTTGCACCGTTTTCTAGACTATTCTCACCTTGAGCTGATGGTAAGCCTTCAAATGGATTTGTTTTAATTGGTCCCATGCCATTAAGCTGGAACAGTTTATTATTATTACCTTCTGCCATGCTGGCCTTAACACTTTCACCATATTTGCTAGCACCATTGGCCATATTAGTTAGTATTTCTTTTATTCCGCTACCACTCTTATCAGCACCAAACTTGTGCAGATTAGTAGCGAACGCCATTGAACTACCTAGTCGATTGGGTGGTGGGCTAGTTAAATCAACCCCTGCTGTGTCCCATAGACTAGTAGCTTTAGTGATTGAACTATTAAATGTTAAGCAAGAACTATTACTTATAGTATCTGTATTAAATGCAGTAACATCAGGACCTCCACCTACATGCTGAGCGAAATCAAACATATTAGCTATGCCGCCTGGGCCAAGACCTGTTCCTGTCATTCCGTCGATATCAGTCTGATTGCTTCTTATTAAATCAGTTAGAGTAGGATGAGCTGCATCTGTTTTTGGTGTTGTGGTAGTTTGTATCTTACTAAAAAAGTCAGGAGCCGCGCCTGCATTAACCAACGATCCAGCCCCCATATCTTTAAATTTTGCTGTTAAGGCTTCTGCACCAGAAAATCCTGCTGTGTCGCTGGGATTAGCTAACTTAGTATAATCGCTAAGATCTTTGAGACTCTGTATACCACCGCCAACCTGACCTTCGATTTGATTGGATCCGAATGAACCGCCTTGTGTTGAAAATCCTGTTGTAGTTGGAAATCCTGTAGTGGTCGGTGCGCCAAACGCACTAGTTCCAGCTGTGGGCACTGTTGTGGCTACTGGTGGTGTAGCTGAACTTCCACCTAGAGCATTTTGTGTATTATATAGACTAGAGTCATCACCGCTATAGCTAGGTAATCCTGCAAACGGATTATTAATATTCATCTGATCAGCAGTTACATTAATAGCAGTTGGGTCTTTAATACTACCCATAACTTTAGATATTTGATCTGTATAAACTGGATTATCTAGATCGTTTAAATCAACTCCTGCATCAACTAATTTTTGATTTACTCCTGTGGCATTGGCCAGCTTGTTATTTTGCAAGCTCTGAACTAACCCTGTTGGTGTTCCAAAGTTTTTAATGTCGATACCGTTAAACATAGTGCCGGTTGAGGCCACAGCGGCGCCTGCACCTTTAAAACTACCAATCTGGCTAGTCAACCCACGTTCAACGCTAGAGGACATGTTGGTAATACCACTGCCAAAATCACTCCACGAACTATTAGCCATGAAATCTGTTGATTGTCTTAGACTATTACTATCTTTAAAATGATTGTGTGCTTGGCTTAGATAACTTCCAAACGCAGCTTGATTAGGAGATCCGCCAAAACCTAAACTTGAGTGTAGACTTGTTAGTGCATTATACGCTATGTTTGCATTTGCGGCTAATGCTGGATCATCACCAAACCTAGCCGCATCTAATTTAGTCATTGCCGCTTTAACATTAGCATCAAGATCCAATGCTACATTTTTGTTAATGCCAATCATAGCCATTACTGTAGAAGGAGTAGCCGCTGATGAAGCTGTGCCCAACGTAACATGCTGATTCTCTGCTATTACAGAACCTGCCTGACTTGTTACAAGATTTATGTCCTTTTCTGAAGACACTGGTTATTTCCTTAGGTTATAATACCACCTTTAGTCACTGGTTCGATGCCAGTTGTGGTTTTAATATAATGATTACGCACATCTTCTACTGTAGGACTATGCATCATCACATGTGTTTTACTTAGTGCTATACTTTTATTTACATCACTTGTAAATAAACTTTGTAATAGGCCCAGTCCTTGTTGGCTAGGCATCACTGTTGTGGGTTTGTTTATAACAAAACTATCATCTGTTTCTTCTATGACTTTGGCCACTATCTCATCACCGTTGACTATTTTAAAACTTACTATAGTATCTTTATCGTATTTGTTAGTCACTAACATTTGAAAATCCCTCTAGTTTATTGAATAATTCTTCATCTGATAATTTAGCAAGACCTTGGTAACCACCTTCTACAAACAATTTACCATTCTGATAAATCTGTGGTGCTGTCCTATGCCCTTGGGCAATTAACCACTCGCGTGCATCTGGATCTTCATCTATCATCAAAACTTCATAATTGATATTTTTATTCCTTAATAGTTGTTTGGCCTTTTCGCAATAAGGACAATTATGTTTACTATATACTGTTAACATTTTATAACTCCGGTAGTTCATCGTAATCAACACCTTCACTCATGACGCCGATTACATAATTCGTTGATTCATTTTCTTGTAAGGCTGTTTGTTTCTTGCTGGTATCGCTGTGTTTATTGAACCATGGTATAGGTGTGGTCTTAGGTGCAGAGCTTTGATATTTGATACCAATATCTTTAAGTGCGCCAACTGCTGTATAATCTACAAACTCTTTTAAGATATTTGCGTTAAGGCCGATAACTGGACCTAGCTTAAACAAATAGTCAGCCCAGGCTTTTTCTTCACGGATAACATCCTGATACATAGCATAGACTTCATCAGCACATTCTTCTTTGACTTTAGCAAAGCGAGCATCTTCTTTTACCACTTGATTGATCAACCAAGCAGTCCATTCTTTATGTAGAACTTCATCTTGTAAGATCAAGCTGATGATATTACCGTTGCCGATGAAGATCTTGTTTTCAACCATTGCCAGACTTGTAGCGAATGATACCATGAAACGGAACGCCTCGAGTCCGTAACTGGCGTTTAGTGCCAACCATATGGCTTTAATGTGTTGTTGTTCATCTACTTTGTTTCCTAGCTCTACACGACAATTAAGTTGGTGCAGTGCATCATAGTAGTTGCCTATGGTGGATGCCATACTAATAATCTCATTTGTGTCATGGATAGTGTTGAACACATCTTTAGGCACATTATAGATATTTCGTATGATATGGCTGTAGCTACGTGAATGTATGTTGGTTTCAAAGAAACTCCAATTATACATCAGTGCTTCTAATTCTGGAATACTTACCACTGGAGTGAATACCTGTGCGGGGCCACGACCTTGTAGACTGTCTAATGCTGTCTGACGTAGCAGGTTACTGGTAAAGATATGTTTAACCGTATCACTAGCTTCTTTGAAGTCGTTGGCATCTTTGGTCAAACTGACTTCTTCTGGAACCCAAAAGAAACCACGTGCTGTCTGTTCTAGCTTTACTACCTTATTGTATTTGACTTCTTCAAATCTCTGGATGGTCACAGGACCTGCGGGATCCAGGAACATCTTGCGATTAAGATAGTTTGTATCGTGTTTTAAATCGTATTGTGCCTTTGACATTATAATTTACAGCTTTCGCAGTCCTCTTCTTGTTCTTCTACTATTTCTACTTGTGATGTTTCAACTACTTTGTCTATTGATTTACTACCAGCCTTGTTGATCAAGCTATAATAGAAAGTCTTAATACCCCACGCATGTGCCTGCATTAGATTTTTAGCGATTAATGTAGTTGGCACTTTGCGATCTGGGAAGTGTGCTGGATTGTAGAATGTATTAGTTGAAATACTTTGATCTACATAGGCCGCCAGCACTGCCGCAGTTTTCAAGTAACCATCACAGTCTTTTTGTTCCCACATTAATTGATAACGATTTTTCAACTTGTTATATTCTGGAACTACTTGTATGAAACTACCTGCTTTGGATTCTTTTACGCTGATTAAACTCATAGGCATCTCAATACCATTAGTCGAATTAATAACGACCGAACTTGATTCTACAGGAGCGATAGCCATTAGTGTAGCATTACGCACACCATATGATCTCATATCACTGCGTAGTTGTTCCCAATCTAGTTCACGTGTTGGAGTAAAGTCAACTAGTTTGTTAATCGCCTTGGCACGATTCTCCCATGGAAAGTGTCCTTTGCCATATCTCGTATATTCACTATGCCGGCATGCTCCACGTTCTTTAGCCAGTTCAACAGTGGCTTCTGTCAGATAGAATGCCTGATGTTCCATCCAAGTTTTAACTTCTTGTAGGGCATCTGTTTCACCATAGCGTAGATTTTTCTTAGCGTGCCAGTAAGCAAGATTAGTAACACCGATACCCAGTGGTTGGATCTCATCGTTGCTTAGTTTACTCTGTATGCTTAAAAAGTCTTGATAGTCTAAGATGTTACATAGACTACGTTGTAGAATACGGCAAGCACGACGCATGTCTTCTGGATTGCGGAAAGCACCCCAATTAATACTACCTAATGTGCAAAGAGCGATTCGACCGCTAACGTCATCTAAACGTTTAAATGGTCGAGTTGGTAATAGGATTTCACAGCACAAATTACTTTGATAGATTGTATGATATTCAGGATCAAATGGTCCTTGATTCATAACATTATCAATAAACACAAGATAGATACGACCAGTGTCTGTGCGTTCTTTTAAGATACCACTCTTGAATACTTCTTCTGCGCTTAGGACTTTTTTACGTAAGCCTTTTTGCTTTTCATACTTCTCATATAATTCTTCAAACAGTTTTGTATCTTTATAGAAGGCTTCATACAAGTCAGGAACTTCATTTGGGTCAAAGAATGTTATGTTTTCTTTGTTACGGAAGCGACGCCAGAACATAGCGTTAAGCACAACACCATAGTCCATGTGACGCACACGTGTTTCTTCTGTGCCTTGATTGTTCTTTAATACGATCAAGTCATCAAACTGATGATGCCATATTGGGTAAAATACTGTAGCTGACGCATTACGTATACCACCTTGTGAACAACTACGCAAGTCACCAAACCATTTCTTAAGGAAGGGGATCATGCCTGTATGCATGATTTCCCCGCCTCGTATAGGACTCCCTAATGGGCGCAAACGACCTATCTCTAAACCAATGCCTGCTCGCTTGCTGGCATATTTGGCCATCATTTCACCGCTGGCAAAAATACTGTCTAGGTCATCGTCTGATTTAATCAGCACACATGAGCTAAACTGTTTTGTAGGGGTACCTAGGCCAGCGAGAACGGGAGTAGCAAGTGTGAACAAGCCATCACTGGCGCAGGTATAGTAATCTCGAATATATTTCAATCTCTGTGCAGTCTGTTCGTTGTGGAACACTGTCGCTGCTGCGATCATATAGCGAACTTGTGGAGTTTCATATATAGCTTTAGTGGCACGATTTTTAACTAGATATTTTTCAATCAGTTGTTCTATAGCCGCATATGAATATTCTTCATCTTTTTCGTGATCGATGATTTCATTCATACGATTCCATTCATCTTCTGTATACCATTGCAGGAGTTCTTCAGTATATAATCCTGTAGCTACGTTTGTCTTTACAATCTCATATAAGTGGGGAACTTGATAATCACCGTATACGTCTTTGCGTAACATGCTCAAACGTTGTTTACCAGCTACATATTGATAATTTGTGTGTCCTACTTCTGGTTCATGTTCTACGTCAATAAGGTCAACTATAGCACGTAGGGTGATTTCATCAATTTCGCGTGTTGAGATTCCATCGTAAAAATGTGGTTGCGCTTTGATTTCTATCATGGACTGGCTGACATCAGCTACACCCTGACATACTTTGGCTACCTGTGCCTGCCATTTTGTAAGATCCAACGGGACGATCTGGCCACTGCGTTTTTTGACTTGAATAGTGCTCAATTTGATACCTCTTTTAGTATTTCTCTAGTGCTAAATCTGTGCTTGAATATTGATACAACAAATGCAACTGTTTTTCTTCTACTTGTTCTGTATTTACTATTTCATAGGGCCAGTAATTAAGAATATATTTTCCATCTGCTAGCCAAGCTACTGTGTAGCGTTGTTTGTCTTTGTAATCATAATATACTCTTAGTTCCATCGGAGTATTTCTATGATGAGTAAAGTATATAGTATATATGATTCCCAGTGCTTTTGCAACGTCGCACCAGTAGTTTTCGGCTAATAAAGTCCAGGGATCTGGCCAACTATTTGGATTACTAGGATCCAAATTATAGTTAACGAATGGAGCAGTGCTCCACATGTTATTAAGTTCTACTACTGCTGATTGTAAAGGCAGACGATCTAATTCGTGGCGGAAGTCTTTCCACTGCGCTAGCCTGTCATTGACACGCAGGTTCCAAAAATTTTGCCACATGATCTAGCTCAGATGTTGAAATACGTAGGTTAGTGTAGCATTATCGCCAGTGTTAGTGGTTGTATATCCTAATACTACTGCATTAGCATTACTACCAAAAGATAAATTTACTCCCGTAACCGCAGTCTCACTGTAGTCATCATCATAAGCAACATTACCAACAAGATTAGTTACTTTGATAGAACCAATCCTAATAGCGGTATTTCTCGTGATATTATAACTGATTATTTGGCTGTCTGTTGATGGTATAGTAATCGCGGCAATATTAGCTGTGGTATTATTGAGTAAGGTTACTGTTTGCGGAGTAAGATTACCAACGATAGATGTTAAAGTAGCTACGTTAGCGGCTAAATTTGCTACGTTAGCTTCTAATGTTATGATGCCGATGTTGATCAGCCCGATACTGTATTCTGTTAGAATTTCGGTTACACCAGTTTCCGGTGCGCCTTCTGCTAGGGTGCCTTTGCCAATGAACAAGCGTTGGGTATCAACACACCAACCAAATTCACCGGTATCTAATGCTGGAAGATTTTCCTGTAGGCCACTGCGTACCTGTATTTTTGCAACTTCTAAAACAGCCATGATTTTACCTTAAGTCGTTATCTAGTATTTATGCAAGTTTATAATACTGCTCAACTCTATCAAACCAACGGTCCATCCAAATATTCCATTCATTGCCCTGTAAGACCCAATGTTGAAATTCAGGCTTAGTGTTGGGTTTTGGTGCCACGGCCATTAGGATTACTCCTTGTTTAATATCTGTGCCATGGACTTCATTATGTGCGGCAGCATAGGCGCATAATTGAAGAAAATAGTCTTCAATCCACTCCTTTTTCTTGGGTTTATTAGTCTGTTTGTAGTCTAAAATTGAGGGCTGACCATGATATAAGCCACAGGCATCTGTGGTGCCTGCATACAAGCCCGGGACATATAAGGGAACTTCGATCCCCCAAACTTCTTGCACATTTACAAGTCCGTTACTAATGATTTCTTTGGCCATTGAATGTGCTTCGACACTGTAGGGATTTGAACCGGGGTCGTTTAGGATTCTATTGTTACGCACATAGTCTTCTAAGAACTTGTGCATGCGAGTTCCGCGACCTGCGGCTTCTGTGGTTATTTCAGTTGCACGTTTTTCACCCACTGATTTGCGCCAATTGGCCAAGGCCTGCCGCTTTTCTTCGGGTTTAGTTCGATCTAGGATTGTTGTAACGCTAGGAACACGTGATCCATCTGGGAGTGTATAAAGCCTTTTACCTTCCACTGATTCACGATTTATGGGTGTGTAGTTGTATTTTTCGATAAGCATCTTACTAGTATATATGCTTATCTAACAGTTGTCAAACAGTAAATGATTCTCCGCAACCACAACGTGCTTTTTCGTTAGGGTTAGCGAACTCAAAACCTTCGTTAAGTCCTTTTTTGATATAATCTACTTCCATGCCTTGTAAATATACAAGATCTTTTTTGTTGACTATGAGAGTAACTCCATGTGTTTCTATTTCGAGATCTCCCTCAAACAGTTGATCGGCGAATTCTAACATATAAGCAAATCCACTACATCCGCTAGTGCGGACACCAATGCGCATACCAATCCCTTTGCGGCGATTGTGTAAGGCATCTTGCATGCGTCGAGCGGCTGATTCTGTAATTGATATCATTAGAATAATCCAAATAGTTTTTTGTTTTGTTCAGCTAGCCTATCTAATACTAACTGTTTTTCTGTGTTGGTCATGTCATACCAACCTACTACTTCATCAGTAGTCCTTCCACAGCCTAGGCAGATTTCGTTTTCTAACCGGCATACACCTATGCAAGGACTTTCTATTTCATCTTTCATTTTTATACTGTAAAACTACTACCACAACCACAGGTGGTCTGTGCGTTGGGATTTTTGATACTAAATTGACTGCCCTGTAGGCTTTCTGTGTAGTCTATTTCTGCACCTTGCAGATATTGACTGCTCATTGGGTCTATTAATATAGTAATTCCGTCAAAATCAAATGCCCAATCATCGTCGGCTGCGATTTCTTCAAATGTAAACCCATATTGAAATCCGCTGCATCCACCGCCACTAACAAACATGCGCAGTTTAAGATCTTTATTATCTTCTTCTGCTATTAATTGTTTAACTTTATTAATTGCGTTAGGGTTAACTGTTATAAATGATTCCATCTTGTTTTTTCCTATAATCTGCTATGGCGCTTTTGATCGCATCTTCCGCAAGCACTGAGCAATGAATTTTGACGGGCGGTAGTGCGAGTTCTTCTGCGATATGTGAGTTTTTGATGGTCTGGGCCTCATCCAGCGTCTTGCCCTTGAGGAGCTCGGTGACAAGGCTAGAGCTAGCAATAGCACTGCCACAACCATACGTCTTAAATTTAGCATCTGTGATAACTCCTTCATGCACTTCAATCTGTAATTTCATCACATCACCGCAGGCAGGTGCACCGACCATGCCTGTTCCTACATCTGGACTATTCTTGTCCAAGGCGCCCACATTACGAGGATTTTCGTAATGGTCTAGAACTTTTTCTGAATAAGCCATATTATAAATCTCCAATAGTATACTAAAATACTACAGTATTTAGTATCTGTTGTCAAGCCCTAACGGTAAAATTTAAGCTCTTGTTCTGTGACTGGTGGAGGGAAATTGGGTTTTTCTAAATTAGTTTGATATTCACCCAATGCTGTATGCCATACTAGATTTTCAGGGCAAAATTCACACTGTGGAATATGTTTATCTTTGGTAGCAGAAAACTCTTGTAATTCTTCTTCGCTACAATCCACTGATAACGGTTTATATTTATATAACAGTTCCCGTTGACGATCATCTAAGCGTAGATCAAACTGTTGATCAAAATCTGGCAAATTACTCATAGCAGGACATTTATATAATTTGCCTTGATACATAGTGTGATCATGTTTCATATCACAGGCCGCAAATGCTCGCACGGGATTGCTTTGATGTAAAACATAATAATCATCTTTTTTTAATAGGGTATTCTGATGAAACACATAAGCTTCTATTTCGCCTGCATGATGTTTCCATTTAGCTTTCAACTCATCTGCTGTCGCAGGATCATGTAGGCTAAGTCCAAAGCCTACTCGATATTTGTCCCAGAATGTTAGATGTTCGGGTCGCTGATATGTACCATTGGTTTGTATCATAATCACAGCTTCGGGCCATAATCTACGCAAATTACTAACCCATAATTCTAGATCGGGATTTAGTGTGGGTTCGCCACCAATAATAGTAATACGTGGAAGATCTAATCGTTTAGCCCATGCTTCATATGCTTCAGCATGATCAGCCCAGAGTTGATGTCCTTTAAAATTTAGATCGTTGAAACGGTTACAGCCTCTGCAGGAGAGATTACAGACGTTGGTTATATAGAATTCTACTACGGGAAATAGTCGGATCATCTAGTATTTAATACTAGAATATGCCTGCGTCTCGTTTTTTACCGGCACGTTTGGCCATATTTGCGACTGTGTCTACTGGGGCATCAGTGGTTTCATCACCAATATTAGTAGTAGTTTCTTCGTCATCGGCCGCTGGTTGGACAGGATTAAGTTCAACAAAGTCTTTGTTAAAACTCTTGATTAGATTTTTTACTGCGGGATTAGTTTCGTTTGCCTGTGCTAGTGCTTCATAATCAAATGTGCGATCAGTATTGCGCACTAGATTTATTAGACTTTGTGTGCTTACGTTGGGAACTTTTTCTTTGTCTTTATAACGATGTTGGATAAGCTCCAGAGCCGTTAGTAAATTAGACTCTGGAGTATTTGTTGGGCCATGAACGAATTCATTTAAACGCACGATTAACGCTTTTCACGACCTAATTCTTCTGCGCCACCTACTGCGGCATCAGTAGCACCAAAGCCATCTGTTTCATCTGCGTCTAGATCACTACCTGGTGCTGGAGGAAGTTCTGTATCACCACCACTCATATCAGCTGGAGCACCACCTAAATCCATTGGTTGATCTAGTTGTTCACCACTCAATACACGGACTCCATTGTCAACACCTTCACGTGCTGCCTGTAGATTTTGCATGAGTGTGCTTAGTGTTTCACCTACTGCTGATTTAAATGCTTCTGATTGCTCACTACCGATCTGATCGCGGATACTGTCTAATAGTTGTGGAAGTTGTTCGTTTTGCATTTTGCCTACTTTTTCGATAGCATCCTGCACTGAATCTACCATATCCTTAGCAGCAAGTAATACTTCTGCGTTACCAACTTCACCTTCTGTAAGTTGGCGGCGATGTTGTTCGAGCCAAGTATTTAAGCCTTCTTGAACCGTTAACAATTCCATATAACGTGGATTTGTTTGTGCTGTGTGAACAGCTACACTGTGACGAATTTTGTTTAAATTCGCAGCGATAGTTTCGCTTAGTTTTTCTGCTTTTTCAACAGTCATCGCATCAAAGTTAATAGCAAAACCAAAACGGCTTTCCATTACCTTGTTAATTTTACGTGTTGATTTCGTAGACATTTCTGCTAATTTCATGGTCAAATTCCTATTTAGACTTTAATATATTTAGCCAGATCTAAGTTTTTCCGTATTTCTTTTTTAGTCTGTTCTATGCGATCCATGGTCTGTGTATAGCGAGCTGAATAAAACTCTTCTCCCCACGAATCCTGTATTTGCTGTGCTTTTTTATAGCGTAGTCGATATAATGCCGCATCAAATTCCAATCGATTTAGCAGGCTATCGCACTGCTGTATGTCCTTTGCTAATTGTAATTTCTCTTTGTGCAAGGCTATACAGTAGTAGATAGCATCTTTGCGATTAAAAAAATCAAATAACTGTTGGCGATCTTGTGTGACTCTCCAACAGTGATTATCTACTTTTACTACTTTGTAGCGACCTACAAGAATATCTGTGCCTAGTTGATAACAAAAAGGCAGTTCGCTTGGAGTGTCGGTTAATCTAGCTAGTTCTTGTTGTGTGAAACGCTGTATTTTTTCAACATCAAACTGAGCGTTTTTTATAGTAGATTTTGCCATCTTCATTGGTTCGTAGAAGCACATCTTTGACTGTTAGTTGATTGGCCAATAGCTGCTCACGTTCATCTAGGTGGCTTTTGGCTATAGGAGTTGCACCAATAAAACGTTCTAGCAATTCTGCTTCTTCGTTGTTAATAGGCAAGTGTAAATTGTTGTATAGTTCTACGATCTTCATGTAAGTATTTATTACTTGAAGAGGGCGTGTCCGATAAATCCAATAAGTCCTGCTAGGATTACACCTAATACGCTGACTAGGACGCTGACGCTTTGTTTGCCGCGACCTTCTAATTTCTCGTCCAGACTTTCCTTGATGCTGACTAAGTAGCCTTCAAGTTTGTCCATACGATGTTCAAGATTTTGTAGTTTAGTTTCCAAGTTGCTGTACCTTACGGCGCATATCTCAACGTGGGCTTCTAGACTCTGTTTTTCAATTTCTGATGGTTTGGCCATCTCGCTTCCTCTATGTAAGCGATGCTGTTCTTATGAGCCTTGACGTGTGCCTTAATATGTGCCTTAATGAATGCCTATAGCATCTAATATATTTAACTAAATTTTGATACTTTTAAAGTATATGTTATTCCATGGACCTTTTGGGGTAAACACTGCAACTTCTGGTAATATGGTTTCTGTTAAACCCAGTATTATCGGAGTTATCTTAAAGTCATATTTCACGAGGCCAAACTTATCCGGGCCTTCTTGATAGATATCTGCATAGTCTACGCCAAACTTAAATGTCCAGATCTTATGTTCACCTTGGTACTTGATACCAAAGTTATAGTCAATCACATCATCAACAAAATTGTCAGTTTCTAATATAGTAGGTTGTGTGCGTAGGCTTAGGATCTGTTGTACTGTTTCCCAGTTACGCTGTTGATTTCTTTTTAATTCATTCTGGGGTGAGTAGTTGATTACTCCAGTTGGAGTTATATCGACCAGTGTAAAACCTTGATAGAGATATTGTTGAGTGTCCACGAAGTATTTATAGAGGTAAAAAAAGAGCGGAATAAATCCGCTCTTTTTAGTTCAATTACTAACTGTTTAGATTAGTATGTGAATGCTGCTACTGTTGCACCTGAAACACCAGAACCATTTACGTATGTGTTGCAATACGCTTGTAATGATGTTGCGCCTGTTGCTGGGCTTGGAGCTGCACCAGAAATAGCTACGTGGAATAGGTTACCTGATAGTGGAATACCTAATAGTTCGATAGAACCAACTTGCTCAATAGCTAAAACTAGTTTTTCATAGTCTGAACCAGCTGCTAAGTAGTTGATGTTTACACCGTTACCAAAAGTTGTTAAACCAGCTGATGTAACTGTATAGTGTGTTAACTGACGACCTGTGATCTGTGCATTACCAAATGAGGTACCGTCTGCTGGGCGTGCGCCACCGTTTGTTCTTGTAATTGTTGCCATTTTAAATTTCTCCTTAAGTTTTTACGCTCTCGCGCATACTTTTATTTATGCTTTTGACAAAAAATTGGTTCTACTGAAGGTCAAGCGATCCACTAGTTTTACAGCACCGCCATCGTGTCCTATAGCTACAAAACCTTCTGGAGCGGTGACTTTATATCCATCGTTAGTCTTTTGGAATGTTCCTATACCTTCTACCTTGGCTAGTTTGGCCAATAACATGTGCTTTAATTCAATAACTCGTTTGTATGTTGCTAGAATACCTACTAGATTGTTACTGTTATCAGCGATCCACTGTTCTTTAGCTTTAATTTTAGCCACACGATTCTGTGCCACGCGGCTCGTTGGGTCATCTACACCTTTCATCATTTCATCATTGTAATGTTGGATAAACTGTTGTAGGAATTGTGTGGGTTCTACACCATAATTACCGCCTCGGATTAACTTATTGATAAAAGGTTTGATCATGCGATTAAATTCTCGATCCTGTAGGATGACGTCAAATCGCTGTGCGCCAATCTTCTGCATAGTCTTGGCTGTTGCGGCTAGATATTTTTCTATCTTGGCATTTTCTGTCGGAGTTAGGCTAGCTACTCCTGTATAATCTTTGTAGGTCGCATCATCAAACCATACATCACGAGTAGGGGTTAATCCTGAGATATTTACTCCGAATTGTGCGGTCATTTCGTCTATAGTATCGCCGCCAGTGTAAGTAGTATGAAATATGATACCTAGTTTGGCTTCGGCTATGCGTTGACCTAGATGGCTGTCGACGGGCACAGCATAGGTGATGGTATTAGGAGTAAACACATAACAGAGTTCATCATTGACTTCTACCTTAGTGACCTTTCCTGGAGTGAATAACAAGTCACCTTGTATTACTCCACCGATATTTAATTTGCTGAGATATTTTAGTGCGTTGGCTAGAATTTCTGCTAGCTCAGGTTGATCACCGTACCAATCCTGTATCTGACGAGCTGACTTAGCACGCTTGGGTTCACCTTTGCTGAATACTGCTTTAGTGCCTACAAAGAACTTGCTATCTTCTGGATCGATGCCACAGATGATCGCAGGGCTACCGTCCCATTTAACAGTTAGTTTATTAGTAGTACCTGTGCCTTCTGCCAGCATGTGGCGTAGGCTGTCAATATAGTTAAGTGCTTCTTCAGCACCTGCGTAACCACGATTAAAGATTAGATCTTCTAGATGCTCGAGATGGACATTCTTGCTTTCTGTTAACAAGAACTCAGGAGTTTGCTTTTTTATTTCAAATAGTTTCATTACAGACCTTGTGCTTTTATTCTATCAATGATTGCTTTTTCGTTAGGGTCTCTGGGATCTAATCTCTGACCGCCCATATACATAGCGCCAGCTGGATCTTGTGGAATTTTTGGCGATTTAGGTGTTGGTGCCTTTACGTTTGTTTGTCTTGGCTTTGTGGGTGTTGGTTGTGTAGATGTCGGAGTGTAATAGGGCTTGCCTTTTCTTGAGGATACCGGTTTCAACATTCCAGACTTATACACCTTAACTACACTGGTTAGGAAGTTTCTAACTTTAGCTGGGTCATTTAGATCTGCTGTGGTAAGGGGAAAATCTGTTAGATTAGCATCAAAGAATCGACTAGCCCAGAATTTAACATCTTTATCTCCTGTACCACCAGTATATTCATTCCATGCACGGATAACTTCATTAGTATATTGACTTACTTCTTTTGCGCCTGCTTGTTGTTGCTGTGCAGTCTGTTGTGCTTGATAAGCAGATTTAGCACCTGCTACCCCGCCTTGCATTGCTCCCTTGATTCCAGCTGCACCTGCTTTGATAGTATCCCAGATACCCTCTTGTATGATTTCATTAATCTTCATTGCTGATCTTCCTAATGCCACGAGAAAATTTTGCAGGATCTTGACCCTTGATAGCATTAAGAAGACGGCGCTCAAGCTCAAGAGCCTGCTCAGCTTCATAGTTTTCACGGATATAACGGATTAGGTTAATAGCACCATTGATGATGTTATTAGCACGTGACTCAAGGAGATTATCCTTGTCCTTGTGCGTGAGTAATTCGTCAAGCTCTGTAAGTATGCTACGGGTGCGTTTCTGCACAGTTGTTACTCCAATTTAGTATATTTATCGATGTTAAGAATTAATTTAGTTATTATAACACAGGTTAAATAACAATACAATGAATGATTATTTTTGTGTATTGCCTTTTTATGGCTATGAATTTTATCCCAACGGTGGTGGTACACACTGTTGTTTATTACCAAAAAATTACAACATAGAATCTATTAGAAAAGATATATTATCAGGACGTAGATCTGATGCTTGTAGTGCTTGTTGGCGTCTTGAAGATGCAGGATTACTTAGTGATCGTAAACTTAAAAATTCAGCATTAGATTATTATTGGGATCGAGATATAAGATATATTGAGGAAGATGTTAGATCTGGTAAATTTAGTCCTATTTACGTCAAAAATATCACCAGTAATACCTGTAATGCTACTTGTGTAACTTGTAGCTCAGGTGCGTCTAGCGCATGGGGAGTATTAGAAAAAAAGATTAATATAATTCCAGCCCCATCTAATTCAATGACAAAAGAACTAATTGATAAAAATTTAAATTTTAAAGAATTAGTTGGAATAAATTTTGTTGGAGGTGAACCTTTATATGAAAAACTTAATTTTTATATATTAGAAAAGCTTCTCGAATGCGGCAATACTAAATGCTTCATAATTATCACTACCAATGGATCAGTCGCACTAAGCGAAAAAAATAAAGATTTGATTAAACAATTTAAAAATCTAAATTTTAATATTAGTATTGATGGTTTAGGCCCAGTATTTGAATATTTAAGATTTCCACTAAAATGGAACAATCTGTTAGAAAATTTAGAATTTTTTAGAACTATAACCGATAATATTAGCACTAGTTATACTACCAGTAATCTGAATGTTTTATATCATAATGAAACCACTGCCTGGTTTAATCAACAAAAATTGCCATATCACTTCAATCCGGTTATTACCCCCAACCATTTTAGACCCGGAGCACTTTCTAAATCTGTTAAGGAATATATTTTTACAAAACACGGGCATACCAAAGATCTAGATTTTTATCTAGGGCAACATACTGAACAAGATGATAAAGATTTTAAGAAAATGATAGAGTCAATAGCAATACAAGATCAGATAAAAAATATTTCTATTAAAGACTATTTGCCAGAATTTTATAGTCTCATTCAGAACTCTGTTTAAGTCCAGCCAACATGCTTTTCAATTTACTGCTATCTACACTTGCAGATATTTTAGGTTGATCTTCTACTGGACTTACACTACTACCTGTTTTGATCTGGCTTAGGATATTAGTAGCACCTACTCCACGTAGGCCGCTTTCCTGTGCTTCTTCACCTGGGTCTGTGATACGTAGAGTTTCTATGTCATACTCTAAGTCTACCTTCATACCTACACCCGAACTGCTACGTGTTTTCATAAGCTGTAGTTGATAACGACCACGCTCACGCATAGCTCTTGATGTAAAGATACCAAACACGTTATCCGCTGTGTTGATCTTACTTAACCCACCAGCAATATGACTGTGGTCAAATTCAATTTCTTCAACCGCACCACGATTCAATTGTGATGCTGTAATCATTAAAATATTAAGTTCACGTGCTAGGTTACGCAGTTCTTCTGATACATATTTGTCTTTGACAAACAAATCATTTGGACTGACTTTAGCTGATACAGGCATGACCAAATCCAAATAGTCTACCATGATAAAATCTAACTTTTTACCAGTTTGAATCTGTAGTTCTTTCAAATAGCTACGTATTTGATTTACATTGCTCTGTGCTGGCATATATTTGATACGTAAGCTACCTGACTTCTTACCAGTCATCTTAACCTTCATTTCGATAGTGTCTAGATCCTTAAACACTTCTTTAGTTGACACATTAGCTACCATACTGTCCATACGCATAGCACACAAGCCTTCACTCAACTCTAAACTTAGATACACACCATTAAGTCCTTGTGTGACCCAATTGATCGCTATGTTCTGCATAAACAAACTTTTACCTGATCCAGACCCGCCTGCAAAAATGTTTAGTTCACCACGATTCATACCACCAAATAATCTCTTGTCTAAAGTTGGCCAGCCCGTTGATACTTGTCCATTGTTAGATTTGATCGCCATAAGTCTAGCACGTGGGTCTTCAAAGTATTCTGTGCCTAGATCTTTAGTTAAACTGATCTGCACAGCATCTTTGATCAGTTTCTCAACTGGGTCATATTCACCTTTTTCCAGCATGTCTGCGGCCTTAAGGATAGCACGTTCAAGTTCATTACGTTTGGTAAAGCCTTCAAATTCTGCTAGGAACCAACTGTAGTGATCTTCTGACAGGTCCGGCACGTGTTTACATTCGACACCAGTGACAGCCTTGACCTGCTCAACTGTAGGCATGGCTTTGTGATCATCAGTATGTGTTTTGATAAACTTAGCCACTTCACGTAGACTACGATCAAAGTTTTCTGGATTATAGATATTCTGCACTCGCACATAGCTCTGTGCATCTTGTAGCATCATTTCTAAAAATAGTTTCTGTAGTTCTGGGCTGTATTCTTTAGTCATAGTTTAGGGCAATTAAATGTGCAATAATTTAGTTTAGCATCTTCTAATGTTGAATAAAAGACTTTTAAGTGTTCTAACACTTTGGTGATAGTAGTTTTACTTATGTCATACAAATCTTGATTCTTATAGAAATCGGTTTTATAATACCAGCGATGTTCAGCGATATAACAGCAGGGTGTATAAAATCCGTCAGCTGATATATAATGACTGCTATTATACTTTTTACAAATCGGATCTATCTTACTTGTTATATTATTTTTCCAAAGTATTTTTGATTGGTTTACCTCATTGATTTTCGTTGGCGTCAACCATTCTGTTCCGTGGTCCCATCTCTCACTATCCATTACAAAAAATCTATCAAACCCAAGATCATTCGCTAGTATTTTAGTTTGTTCGATATCATTTTGATTGTATGAAAATAAAATATATTGCCAGGTTAATTTAACAGATCCTTGATTTAATATATCAATACCATCTTTAATGCTATCCCAATCAGCATTTATCCTGTAAGTTTTAAAATTTGTTGGGGACCCATCAATTCCAAATATAATTTCGTCATTTTTATCTAGTAGTTGATTTAATTGTTCCCACCATTCTATAGTTTTATAACTACCATTTGTAGATAATTGAATAGGGGCACCTTGTGATTTAAAGTATTCTATCATTTCAATTAACTTATCATAATAGATAGCATCACCATAATTACCGCAAAGTTTTATTTTTTTACCTTTTAGGTTTATATCTAAAAATGATTTCAAATGATCTAAATTTAAATTTTTATTAATCCAACGTT